ATGAAACCACGTAACCACGTAGCAGCAGCCAAGCAGTCAGGCGCAGGTAAGCACAAGCAAGCCGACAAGACTGCAATACAGGAAGCGTTCGAGAGAGCGATGTACAGGGATGCAGTTAAACAGGTGCAACTAACCGCACCTAACAATGTTAGGGGGCAGTGATGGATAAAGATGACTTCATCGACTTGATGGTCGCAGCCGTTGCTGTATTTTGTGTAGTCCTTGTATATACGCTAGCTAAATTGGGGGTGATATGAGCTTAGTTAAATCAAAGTTCCATGCCGACGTGGCTAATCTGGTGGGGTTGATAATCACCGACAAGAAACTACTCAAAGCATTAGGTCAGACCAGCGAGTTCATTCTTGTGGCTAGGCACGTAGCAGAAGGACTGCCCGAAGTTATTGATGTAATGATGCAACACCGCAACATTAAGTTTACAAACGTGAGCGATGCACCGGCTATACATACGACACGACAGGCAACACCATTTGATCAGCTATTTATAGGGAGTTGATATGCAAAAGATAACAATACGGCTAGACAAGAATTATGGTGTGGAAACCGCATACCCAGTATGCGACGGTGCAAAACTATTCGCCAAGATTGCGGGGACTAAGACCTTGACACATAACACCCTGCGTGACGTGGCATCACTTGGCTATGAGATAGACGTAGCACAGGATACATATAAAACATTCAAGCACTTATTAGGGGGCTGATATGGCAAGGTATAAGGGGGTTGTTGTGTTTAGGTATTACCAAACAATCGAAGTAGAAGCGGCTACACCAGAGGATGCCGAGCGCATCATGTGTGAGGAGTTTAAGTTAGACAAAGCAGAAGGTGAGTGCGAAGTATACGACTTGGAGCTGATATGACATTTGCAACAATATACAGAATTCAAACATTGCGTAACTATGGTGACGCACAACGTGCATACCATTTGACTAAACCATTGCGAGGTCAGAAGGGTAGCGACATACGACCACTAGGCGCACGACGTGACGGTCATCAGTACTATATAGAACAGCATCAGGGCGAGAAGGGCAATGAGTTCTGGTGCTTTTTATATAACAGCCCCGTCGTGAAGTTCTTGCCTGAGGACAAGATCGAGGTGTGCACGTTCGGTTGGGGTACAGGCATGACGATGGCGTTCATTAGCCAAGTGCTAGATATTAACGCCTACCGTACTAGGGGTAACAATGTATTCGTCATTAACGGTACTAAATACGTAACAAAGCAATCCGAGAAGCTATTGCTTGGTATCAACCCTAGCGGTACGTATTACGTAATTCACGAAGCCGAGCACCAACACTATGTGGTTAATCGCACAGGGGCTAACAATGTTAGGCGCAAGACATCGGAGTTTCGCAAATACTTGAAAGGGTTCTTATCCCTACGTACTGAAACAGTAACCGAGAGGTTCAACTCATACAGCCCACCGGTCGAAGTTACCAGAATGACTATGGCATTGAGCGAGTATGACTTTGTGCCGAGATTAGACCGCAAAGACTGGAGAGATAACATATATCAGATACTAGATATTGGTGACTTTAAATATTTAACGCACAAGCAAGCGTTGCACAGATTTCAATTTGTCAATGAGCAGTTGAATGCGTTGACAGCCAATGACCAACCTGAAGATGAGCGCACCGAGAACTTCTATCGTGCTGCTTTGTTGCTATGTATAACTGCGAGGGGTGGGGAACTGGTGGTCGGGGGGTACAACGTACAAGCCGAAGATACGTTTTACGTTGCACCTGACAAAGTAACCAAACTGTTTGACGAAGCGCAGTTTAAATTTTATAGCAAGGAAGTGTTTAACTTAGTGCCCGTCCCAAAAGGCAAAGTGCCACGCACCGACTACGACTCATGGGTTGATGCACCTTTAGTAGCAGAGTAATGACTAAGGACTTGTATTAGGTGTAACAATGTGGTATACTATATGTATAGTAGAGTAGTAGCAGCAGTAAAAGAGCACCTAACAATGTTAGGTAATTAGTGTCCGTTATTAGAGGAGTTAGAAAATGGCTGAAGTTAATTTTGGTAAGACCGTATCACTAGCACAAGCGAAGAACCTAATCATAACTAATCCTGATAGTAGGTTTATGCTAAGAGGTGAGCCGGGAATTGGTAAATCTTGGATGCTAGAAGAGATTGCCAACGCTATGGGTTATGGCTACGCATACATCGACGTGCCTAACCTTGACTTGGGTGACATCGCTATGCCGGTGATCGACCACGAGACAAAGACTACCCGCTACTACCCTAATGCTAGGTTCGGATTGCATACAGGTAAGCCAATGGTAATCATGCTTGACGAGTTCAGTAAAGGTGCTGAGCCGGTAAAGCACATGCTTCATCCTATGCTAGAGAAGGCTAACCCTCGCTTGGGTGACTTATCTATATCTAAAGAGAACATTGTTTTCTTGACAGGTAACTTAGCGACCGACGGTGTGGGCGATAGCATGAAAGCTCATACCTTAAATCGTATTGTGCCTATTACAGTACAGAAACCCGATGCCGAGCAGTGGTTGACATGGGCTATACCTAACGGTGTAGAGCCTGAGGTTTGTGCATGGGTGAATCAATTCCCTCATGTATTGGCAAGTTACACCGACCCTGCACAATCAGAGAATCCGTACATCTTTAACCCTAAGAGAGCACAGACAGCCTTTGTATCACCACGTTCGTTAGTCACAGCATCTAACATTGTTAGGACAAGACACCAAAACGATAACGACTCAGTGATTGCTGCGTTGATTGGTTCGATAGGCGAGAGCGGTGCACGTGACATGCAAGCGTACTTAGAGTTCTCTGACCAACTGCCAACATGGGAGCAAACGATTACTCATCCTACTACTACGAAGATACCCACAGACCCAGGGGCTTGTGCGATTGTGGTGTTTGGTGCTATCAGCCGAGTAGAAAAGGACACCATTACTCCATTCATGCAGTACATGGAGCGTATGTCTGCCGAGTGGCAAGCAGTGTTTGCTATCAACGTATCCAGAGCCAAAGCTAAGCAGCAGATTGCATTCTCATGCAAAGCATTCGCTGATTGGGTAGCTAAGAATCAGGACTTACTGTAATGCGTAAGCTCGATGCAATTTGTGACCCAGTAGATATTAACGTTATCTATTGGGTTGCATGGAGTGCGAAGGATAACCCTGACTGTGACCCATGGCATAGGGAGGAGTTACTACATCGTGTGTTCAGAGATGATCGCAGGGAGAGAGGTGCTCAACCTATATCAGAAGCAATGAGTAGGGATGAAGCATATAAATTATTAGCACAGATGGCATTACTATTTAAAGGGAGCTAACAATGTTAGAAGAACGTCGTTTGCAGAAGGCGAAGATAAGTCTTATGCGTAGTGAAAGATTTGCTTTGTTTAGTGGCATCTTGATGGTTGGTCGTACGACAGTAGTAGATGACATACCAACAGCGTCAACCAATGGTCGTGACGAGAAGTACGGTCGTGACTTTGTTAAGACATTGAAGGACAACGAGCTTGCATTCTTAGTCATGCACGAAGGTATGCACAAAGCGTATCGTCACTTGACTACATGGAAGAAGTTGCATGACGAGAACCACAAGCTAGCTAATTGTGCTTGTGACTACGTTATTAACCTCATGTTACGTGACGCTGACCCAGAAGAACGCATCATCGCTATGCCTAGATACAAAGACGGTGAACACAAGGGTAAGCACATGGGTTTGATCGACGAGAAGTATCGTGGACTCAACGCTAAGCAAGTGTTCGACCTACTGAAGCAGGAGTACGGCGGTGAGGGCGGAGAAGGCGGTGATGGTGGTGACGTATTGGATGACCATGATTGGGATGGCGCACAAGAACTAACCAAAGAAGAGAAGGAGAAGCTAGCCAAAGCAGTTGACCAAGCTATGCGTCAAGGTTTGATGGCGCATCAAAAGATTGCAGGTAAAGGTAAGGGTGGACTCGACCGAGAGTTTGCCGACTTACTCGCACCTAAGGTTGATTGGCGAGAGGTGCTGCGTGAATTTGTTAAGGCTACGTGCCGAGCCAAAGACGCATCATCATGGCGCAGGGTGAACCGTCGTTACTTATCTACTGGTGTATACATGCCAAGCCTGATAGGTGAGAAGGTTGGACATCTTGTAGTAGCCATAGATACATCAGGTTCTATCGGTGGGGATGAGTTAAATAACTTTCTCTCTGAGGTGAAGGGTATCGCTGAAGAAGTTAATCCTGAGAAGGTTGACTTGTTGTACTGGGGGCATGAGGTTGAATCACATGAAGAGTATGACGGTGCAACGGTAGCTAACATTGTTAGCTCAACCAAGCCGGTAGGTGGTGGAGGTACTGCACCTAGCTGCATATCACAATACTTGAAAGAGAAGAAGATTGAACCCGAGTGCATCATCGTATTGACTGACGGTTATGTAGGTGGTGATTGGGGTAGCGATTGGACTGCACCATTGATGTGGGTAATCGTTGGTGGTAACAAAGATATGGCAGAGCATGGCAAGACTATCCACGTGGAGGACTAGCATGGGCAAACTTAAATCATTGCTATTGAATATGCCTACTACGTGGGCGCAGTATAAACACTATGAGTTTACTGAGTATCACGCTAGGCGTACGTTGGAAGACCCGAAGCTATGGGTAGTAGTGAAGGTAGTAACAGATAAAGATGATAGGGTAATAAAGCAAGAAACTTTATCGGTAGGTATGAAGCGCAATCGTGCCGAAGCAATCGTTCGGCTTATGAGATCGAACCAACAACATGACAATTAAGGGAGCTAATTATGAGCATAGCAGCTAGCGCAGTATTGGTAGAGTTAAACATTAGTGTATGGACTGCAAGCAAGGTTGACCGAGAGGTTACTAACCAAGTGAATGCCACAGCATCAGCAGTCTATGACGCAAGCCAAACTAAAAAGAATCTTATGGCAGGTACTCACTTACGTAAGGACATCGAGAAGTTCGCATCACGTGTTCGCTTGTATCACAATCAGAACACATTGCCATGGGCTGACAAGGGTGAGCGACTATTGCCGACTAAGTTATTCATGGACTACAAGCAAGCTATGGATAACTACGCACAAACATTCGATGTGATGTGCAATAACTTTTACACTGCTTACCCTACGTTAGTACAGCAAGCGCAAGCTAATCTAGGCAGCATGTACAAGGCAGAGGACTATCCATCGTTAGAGGAAGTGCAAACTAAGTTCGGCTTTCGTCGTGCGGTGAACCCTATACCTGAAGCGGGTGACTTTAGACTTGATGTTAGTGCGGCTGACTTAGAGGACATACGACAGGACTATAACCGTAAGTTCGACGAGCGACTCGCTGAAGCTATGCGAGCACCATGGGAACGCTTACATAAAGTGTTAGTAGATACAAGCACGAAGTTGACCGACGCAGAAGGTGAAGAGGATGGTAAGAAACGCTACCATGAAACACTCATCACTAATGCACAGGAGCTATGTGAGTTGCTGACTAAGTTGAATGTAACGAACGACCCTAAGTTAGAGGTTGCCCGTAGGGAGCTAGAGCTAACAATGTTAGGTGCGGATATAGAATCTATTAAGGAAAGTTCTATTGTACGTAGCGACATGAAGAACAAGGTCGATAACATTCTTAAACGCTTTGATTGGTAAGGGGGCTACATGGGATACCGTAGCGATGTAACTATATACATGTACGCAGTAGCAGAGAAAGATGCACCCGCTATTAAGTTATGGATAAAGGAGAACTTTCCCTTTGACGAATGGGCAGAGTACGTGCGTTGGGTTGACAAGGGCTTAGTGTTTGAAGCCAATCACATTAAGTGGTACGACGATTACGACGATGTTAAATCAGTCGAAGGTGCATTAGATGATTTTGAAGAGTTATTCATGAACAGTAAGCACAATGTGCCTGAGGGTGCGTATGAGTATGTACGTATCGGTGAGGACTTAGATGATTTAGAAGTTAGGTACAGGGGTCATGTTGACTACAAGTTAGAAGTAGAACGTAAAACATTAGTGGGGGTTTGAGATGAACATATATGAATTGATGAAGTTACCAAACGTGACATTCGAAGAAGGTTTAGTTGAAAGACTTAACATAGATGACAAGACGGAGTTTGTATGTAAGGACGTACTGGTAAATACAGTATGGGAACTGGTGGGGTGTATGCCGTCATGGCGGTTTGTGGTTAGAGCTTCACGTCATGTTGCACATGCGGTGCACATCGAAAAGATTGAGGTGTTTCAAGACGGAGAGCAGATCGGTAAACTCGGTTCTACGTGGTACAGACGTAACTACTGCGTGAGTATCGGTGGCGGCAAGATTGGTGAGTATGAGCATCAACGTACAAAGGATGTGCATAAAGCAGTATTGATAGCCAAGAAAAACTTTAAGAAGAAAGGTATTGGTGACTTGCTTGATGCGGCTGATAACGAAAGCAGAAGTGTTATACGTACTGCAATGAACGACATGCAACGTAGAGTCAGTACATCATTCGACAGGCTAAGACCGCACCTTATACATTTTGCACTGACTGAACATAGAGCGGAATTTGCGGCTGCAATAAGTAACTATACCCAAGCCACAGAAGCATTGAGTACGTGGACTGATACAGATAAGGACTTAGTAGTAGCAACGGACATGGATATGGCATACAAGGCTAGGGAGTTTTACTTAGTCGTAGCAAGAAATGGACAGTACATCGTTAGGTTTGCCGATGACAGCGCAAATATATATGATGACGGTAACTTCCCTGATGACTTACGTGGAAAGTTAGGATTATTGAAACTTCTTACGGCTGGGCAGATGGTTAGTAATGTGGGTTGCCGAGTCAATGACAATACATTCGTTCTATTAAAGGAGGAGCAATGTTAAAGGATGGCAAATTTATAAAAGAACCGCCGCCAAAGATCGGTGCGTTTTGGGTAGCACCGTATAAGCAGCGTGAGTTGAACAACGAAGAAAAGTTGGTTGAGGCTTTGTATCGTGGTTACAACCCTGAGCGAGTGGGGCTGACTGCTAAACTTATCAATGCGTTACTACGTATATGATTTGGGTTAGCTTTGTTTTGATGTTAAGCGGGGCATTACTATGGACTGCGGTATTGTGTGCAGTAGTAATGTGGTTCGTTCACAAGTACATGGGGGAGTAATGGATAGAAGGTACTGCACTTCATGCTCTGCAACAAAACCTACTGAGGGTGGGCGCATGAAGCGGAGTAATAAGATTAACCGATGGCAATGCAAATGGTGTGCTGAAGGTGTAACACCAAGCATATATTCATCTAAACCTAAGGAGGTACTAATTGACAACGGGGATAGAGTTGTTGAAGCCGGAGAAGAAGCGTAAGGGGCGGGGGCTTGCAAAGAAACCCGCTTTATTTTGTACAAGCTTACGACTACCGACGGAGGTGATGGAGTATTTCAACAAACACTTTCCATACACCAAGCAAGCAAAGATGCGGGAGATTCTAACCGAGTACGTTCGACAGAACACCGCAGACCATTAACCTAACAATGTTAGGTCAAGCCGCCTTAGGGCGGCTTTTTTATTATCTAACACTAGACAAAGTCAAATCTTGTGGTATATTAGGGATTAGAAAATTTGTCGAGGAGTTAGCTATGCAATACAAAAAAGCAGTTGAAATAGACACTAACGCATACGCAAGTATATGCGCCCTCAAATGCCCTAGCTGCGGCGAAACCTACTTACATCAAGGCATAATCGAAGCCTACAATCGTGTCGAAGATGCCGATAAAGTACGCTGTGTAATCGTTGACGGTTCAAGCGTATTCTCTGAACAAATCCCTAGCAAACATTCTAATAACCCTAGCAGCCGTAGGCAGGGGTGCATTATTCATTTTGATTGCGAACATTGTCAGGGTATAGATTTCAAACTCACTATCGCTCAACACAAGGGCACTACTTTACTTGAATGGATATACGACGATGGCGAGAACACCTGAAGGCAAAGTTAAAGACGATGTTGTTAAGTTATTGAAAAAGTTTAATGCGTACTATTTCTTCCCTGCTACGCATGGGTACGGAAGGTCAGGCATACCAGACATAATATGTTGTTTAAAGGGTGGTAGGTTTTTAGCGATAGAGTGTAAGGCAGAAGGCAAAGCACCGACATCATTGCAGATAAGAGAGTTACACATAATACAAGATACAGGTGGATTGGCTCTTACTGTTACACCTTCTAGGCTACCGTTATTAGAGCTTTTATTAAAGGAGAACTCTAATTGAATAAAAAAACCGCACCATGTGAAGCTGTGATGTTGCTAACTCAGAGAATGGAAACACACCCAGATGAATTTGCGTTAGAGGGTTCTTCTAAGTGGGGGCATCTAATGTCCATCATTAAGCGTAGGGTAGTAGATAAAGATTCAAACGCTTTTATCATACTAGAGGACTTTGAGTGCGAGATGCTATGGGGTAAGTTTAAGGTAGCAGGTAAAAAACAATTACATTCGTTTGTGATGGAAAAAATATTGGAGGGTAATGATGGAAAATAATGATGAACTGTGCGGTGGTGTAAAGATATTGATTGAGCGTATGAAGTCTAACCCCGAGGAGTTTACCGATATAGATAGTACGATAGGTATGCACAAGTGGAATGGCGTTATGGCTTCTTCTATGTGGGATAAAAATGTAACGTGCTGGGATGACGTGCTTACACCTGCCGAAGTAGATGCACTACGCAAAGCACGAGCTGACATAATGCGAGCTAAGTTTACTAGTTTAGTAATGGCTCGGTTGTTAAAAGATCAGGAAGAAACAAAAACAACATCACCTTTTCCATCAGGCGGCTACTTTGTGTCAACAGGTACGGGTGGTGGCGGCGGTACAGGGGGTCAGGGGTTAAGAGTTAATTTACCCTCTTTTCAAACCATAGGTGCAGTAACAAGTGATACATCAATATACACAAGCATAACGCAATCTAAACCTAAATCATTTTTGGGTAGCTTCTTTAACGGATTGGTTGGTCGATGAACATAATCACGTTGGACTTTGAGACGTACTACGATAAGGACTTCAGTTTGTCTAAGTTGACTACTGAGGAATACATACGTGACGATAGGTTTGAGGTTATTGGTGTAGGAGTAAAGATAAATGATAGTCCGGCGACGTGGTTCAGTGGGAGTACCGAAGAGATCAAAGCGCATCTCCAAACCTTCAATATGGGTGAGCACCTTGTTCTGGCTCACAATGCTATTTTTGATGCCGCTATACTTAGTTGGCACTTTGATATATGCCCTCGTGGGTGGCTCGATACGCTTAGTATGGCTCGTGCTATCCATACCATCGAGGTTGGTGGAAGCCTTGCTGCGTTGGTTAGATACTACGGACTCGGAGAAAAAGGGAGCGAAGTGGTAAATGCGTTGGGTAAACGTCGTGCCGATTTTCGTGATCCGGAACTAAGAACTTACGGCGAGTACTGCATGAACGACTGCAACATTACATACGAGTTGTTCAATGTACTCAATGCCGACTTCCCCCCGAAAGAGTTGAGGCTCATAGACTTAACCATACGTATGTTCTCAGAACCAGTATTACGCGTTAATGTTAAAGCGATGCAGACGCACTTAACCGTTGTGCGTATGAAAAAGTTTAAGTTGTTGCAAGAAGCAAACTCGACTCCAGAGATATTGTCATCAAGTGAGAAGTTCGCCGAGCAGCTAACATTGTTAGGTGTGACTCCTCCCCGCAAGGTCAGCCCTACCACAGGTAAAGAAACGTGGGCATTCGCTAAGAACGATGAAGAGTTCAAAGCGTTGCTCGACCATCCGTTGATAGCCGTTCAGACTTTAGTGTCAGCTCGTCTTGGTGTTAAGTCTACGTTAGAAGAAACAAGAACAGAGCGAATGATTAAGGTGGGACTCCGAGGTCATCTACCAGTTCCCCTAAGGTACTATGCTGCCCACACCGGACGGTGGGGTGGTGATGACAAGATGAACCTGCAAAACCTGCCACGTCAATCGCCAATCAAGGACGCAATCGTTGCGCCCGATGGATACAGAATTATCGACTCAGACTCATCACAGATTGAAGCCCGAACACTCGCATGGCTTGCAGGGCAGAATGATCTGGTGTCAGCCTTTGAAAGGGGTGAAGATGTTTACAAAATCATGGCGGCGGCGATTTACGGAAAACCCGAAGCGCAGATTACGAAGGATGAGAGGTTTGTTGGTAAGACCACTATTCTGGGAGCGGGTTACGGTATGGGAGCGACCAAGTTTCAAGCGCAGCTTAAGACGTTCGGAGTTGAGACCTCACTTGATGAGTGTAAACGGATTATTGAGGTCTATCGGAAGACTTACCCGTACATCCCCGAGCTATGGAAGGCAGCTAGCAAAGGAATTGAAGCTATCAATCGCAACAGCATCACGACGCTAGGACGAGATGGGATACTGAAGGTTGAAGGAGTAAAGGGCATCAGGCTCCCAAACGGTTTGTATATGAAATACCCGAACCTACGTGAGATGCGCACTAACGAGAAGCTAGAGTATGTGTACGACACCAAGAAGGGTAAAGCAATTATCCCCAACCGCATATACGGTGGGAAGGTTGTGGAGAATGTGTGCCAAGCATTAGCCCGAATTATTATCGGTGATCAAATGTTAATGATAGCTAAGAAGTACAAAGTAGCTATGACAGTACATGATGCTATTGCTTGCGTAGTTCCAGAAGCAGAAGTTGATCAAGCCAAAGAGTTCGTTGAGTTGTGTATGCGTATACGTTCTGATTGGTGTTCTGAGTTGCCCTTGAACTGCGAAGCAGGGTCGGGTGTTTCTTATGGAGATTGCTGATGAAAATAATAGAGAAAATAATTGACGGATGCAATGAAGTAAAAAAGAATCCAGAAATACACAAAGACGCTAAAACTTTGGCATCACTAGTGATTAAAGATTGTAACGACGCACTAAAGAAAGAATGGATAGGGCTGACGGATGGTGAACGTGAAGAAGCTGTATGGGATAGCGGTAAAGACGGTTTAACAAGCAATAGATATGATGTTGCTTTTGCCGTAGAAGCAAAGCTAAAGGAAAAGAACACATGAGAAGCATATTAGAACATCCAGTTTACGCTGATAAGAAACAACAGTTTATCGGTCATTGGTTAGTTAGATATGGGTCTGATTGGGTTGAAATAAATTACGAAACTGATATTGATGAGTATTTTTCTCATGTGAGAGATCAGCTACTGAAGATGGGTAAATTAGAAGTACAAACAACGCATAGTCCGGCATCGTGGAACCCTGTGTGGCGTTATAGATTAATAAAGGATAAATGATGTCTATAGTCTGGTCGTTTAGTAGTTTAAAAACTTTTCAACAGTGCCCTAAGAAGTACTACCACACCAAGATAGCAAAGGATATTAAAGAGCCTGATACTAAGGCTACGCTATACGGTAAGCAGATGCACACAGTTGCCGAGGAGTTCATTAGAGATGGTAAACCCATACCTGAAACGTTTGAATACCTTGTGCCTACGTTGGAACAGTTAGCTGCTATCCCCGGGGAGAAGTTATGTGAAGTTAAGTTAGGTTTGACCCGTGATTTAAAACCATGTGACTTCAGCGCACCAGACGTATGGTGGCATGGTATTGCCGACTTGGTAATTATCAATGAGGAAAAAGAATTAGCGTATTCGATTGATTACAAAACAAGCAAGAACGCTAGATATGCAGATAAGAAACAGTTAGACTTAGTTGCTGCCGCTATCTTTGCTAAGTTTCCAAAAGTGAAAAAGATTAAGTCTGCGCTTGTGTTTGTAGTTAGCAAAGAGTTTGTAAAGGCAGACCACACCTATGACAAGCGGGTTCATTACATACAGCAGGTAACACCTGACGTGGAACGTATTGAATCGGCTATACGTACTGACGTATGGAATCCCATAGAGGGTCCCCTGTGTAGGTTTTGTGCCGTCAAACAATGTGAATACAACAGGAGTTAGCTATGCCATACGTAAACAAACCCAGACCTTACAAGAAGGAATACCAACAGCAGTTATCTAGAGGTGAAGCCGACGAGCGACGTGAACGTGAACGTGCTCGTGAGGCAATAGATAAGAAGAATGCTGATAAGAACGGCAACAAGATTGCGGATATTAGAGAAGGTAAAGATGTTGCGCACCGAGTGGCTCTGTCAAAGGGTGGCTCTAATAAGAATGGTGTACGCATCGAAGCTCCTAGTGCCAACCGTTCGTTCAAGCGCGGTTCAAACCACAAAGTTGTATCTGAAGTAAGTACAAAGGAACGCAAAAAGAAATGACATTAGAAGCCTATCAATGGCCTAGACCTCATGGGTTTACTCCATTTGCACATCAGAAGCAGACAGCCGAGTTCTTAATATCAAACAAGAAGTCGTTTTGTTTTAACGAGCAGGGTACAGGTAAGACAGCATCAGTTATCTGGGCGACAGATTACTTGATGTCCCAAAATGCAATTAAGAAAGTATTAATAATTGCCCCGTTGTCTGTTATGAAGTCAGCATGGCAAGAAGATTTGTTTAAGTTCGCTATACATAGAACCGTAGCAGTTTGTCATGGCTCTGCGGCTAAGCGTAAAGATATTATTAAAGGTAACTACGAGTTCATCATTATTAACTTTGATGGTGTGAAGATTATTAAAGACGACATCATCAAGGCAGGGTTTGATTTAGTTGTGGTGGATGAGGCATCAGCCTATAAGAATGCACAGACTGATAGATGGAAAGCACTGCGTGATATTTGCAAAACTGTAAAAGGTTTGTGGATGTTAACTGGAACGCCAGCAGCCCAATCACCTGTGGATGCTTACGGATTAGCAAAGCTAGTAAACCCAACAAACGTACCACCGTTCTTTGGTCAGTTCCGTGATCAGGTGATGATGAAGGTTAGTGAGTTCACATGGATTCCTAAAGCTAATTCACAACAGATAGTTCACAAAGCATTACAACCTGCTATCCGGTTTGAGAAGTCGCAGTGTATTGACCTGCCGCCGATTACATTTGTAGATCGTGAAGCACCACTAACACCGCAGCAGCTTAAGTACTACCAGACAATGAAAGCACAGATGTTGATTGAAGCCGACGGAGAAGAAGTAAGTTCTCTGAATGCTGCATCTAAAATTAACAAGCTACTACAAATAGCCGGTGGTGCAGTATATACAGACAATAGAGAAGTAATTGAGTTTGATGTTTCCACAAGATTAAAAGTTGTACGTGAAGTTATAGAAGAGTCAAGCCATAAGGTGCTTGTGTTTGTTCCGTTCACGCACACCATACAGGTGTTGCAAAAGTATTTAACTAGCCACAACATAAGTTGCGATGTTATTAATGGTGACGTATCAGTTAATAAACGGTCGGACATTGTTAAAGAGTTTCAAACTTGTGAACACCCTAAGGTATTAGTAATTCAACCACAGGCTGCATCACATGGCTTGACGTTGACCGCAGCAAATACAATCATCTGGTATGCACCAACTACTAGCGTAGAGACATACTTGCAAGCTAATGCACGTATAGACCGACCCGGTCAGAAGAACAACATGACCATTGTGCATATTAATGGTAGCCAAGTTGAGAGCCGACTGTATTCTTTGTTGCGTAACAACATAAGTGGACACCAAAAAATAATTGATTTATATCGTCAAGAACTTGAGGATAACTCTTGACATTGTCTAATCGTGTGTTATATTTGAATTGTTTTCACACGGCCCAGCGGAAGGTGGCATGTAACAGCCGCAGCGGGGGCAGGGTTTCCTTGTAAAGATTTCCCTTTCACTCTGTGACCCCGTAACTTTATTAGTGTATTAGGAGAATATATGAGCGAAGTATTAGAAACAGTAGAGTCATCCATTCCATTAGATAAACTCACCAAAGCATATCTTAAGCTACGTGATCAACGTGCTGAGCTAAAGCAAAGATTCCAAGCTGAAGACGAAGAGCTTGAAGTACAGATGCAGATGCTCCAAGAAGAGATGCTCAACATCTGTAAACAAAACAACGCAACAAGTATACGTACCGAACACGGCACTGTTATCCGTCAAGTGAAATCTAGATACTGGACGAATGACTGGGATTCAATGTACACGTTCATTCGTGAGCATGAAGCATTTGGCCTACTGGAGAAGAGACTTCATCAGACACACATGAAGGAGTTTCTCTCCGAGAATCCTAACTTACTCCCTATGGGTTTGAATGTAGAGAGTGAGTACACCATAACCGTTAGACGTTCTTCGTGAGGAATATATGAGTAATTTAGCTTTAGTAAACCAAGACCTACCAGACTTCTTGCAAAATGCAGGTGTTAGTGATTTAACCAAGCAGCTTGCAGGTAAGACCGGTGTTAAACGTATCGTTCCTAAGAACGGTATCTTCCGCAAAGTTGTTGGCGGTGAAGAGATGGGCAAGACAGGCGGTCCACTTAACGTGATCATTGTTAATGCGTCGATTGATGTAGGTCGTATCTTCTACGCTAAGACATGGTCTCCTGATGCCGAGCCATCTGCACCCGACTGCTTCTCCAACGACGGTCGCACTCCTGATAAGGGTGTAAAAGCACCACCGGCTGATCGTTGCGATAGCTGCCCTAACAATATCAAGGGTTCAGGTATGGGTAACTCCAAAGCCTGCCGCTACTCACGTCGTTTAGCATTGATGTTAGTAGATGACTTTGGTACTGCATTAGAAGGTTCTGTGTATCAAATGAACTTGGCATCTAAGTCTTTGTTCGGTGATACCAAAGGTGATAAGTTTGAATTTGAAAACTACACCAAGTACTTAGCTAACAACGGTAAGAGTGTTGATTGGTTTGTAACGCAAATCAGTTTCAACGAAGATAACGACAACCAGTCTGTGTTGTTTGCACCTCTTGGTCATATCTCTCGTGAGCAGTATGCAGTTACCAAACCCGCATCTGAATCTGCTAATACTAAGATGATGGTAACGATGACTCCTTATCAAGCCGATGCAAGTGGACGTGCTTTACCTGCGCCTAAAGCAAAGGATGATGAAGAGTTTGAGCAAGCTGCACCTGCAATCGAAGAACCAAAGAAACGTGAGTCTAAGAAAGCTGAGACACCACCCGCAGCTAAGAAAAGTCTTGAGTCAGTAGTCAAAGCATGGAGCGATGAGGACTAACCATGAGTTATGGATACAGTCAGCGGCTAGTAGAAGCCAATAAAAAAGCCGACGCGAGAAAGTCGCTGGGTGTAGCTCTGGGCAGAATCTGCATTGATCTTGGAATACCAGTCAACTCTGTTGCGGATAAACTGGGTGTCAGCCGTGCTACGGTTTACAACTGGTTTTGGGGAGTATCTTTCCCCGACCGCATCAGAAGCGACCGTATCTCTAAGTTCCTAGCATCAGTTAAGAACCGCAAATAACTAATTGAGCATGGGGGCAACCGCCCCCTATATGCCTAACTCACCCTAAAATAATATGGCTAACTTTGATCTACTTGATGCAGTATTACCGACCGAAGGGCGGTATTGTGTCATAGGGGTAGGCAAGTATGCAGATCAAACATTTTGGGATACACGAGAAGAAGTAGACACACAAGTTGCCAAGCTATTAGCCGGTAAATTTGATGTGTACTTTGGTTGCGCTAAGTTTGGCGCACTTAATAACCGAACACATGCTAACGCTAAACACTTCCGAGCACTTTGGATAGACATTGATTGCGGTCCGACTAAGGGCGTACCTGATGAGAAGGGAATCATCAAAGGGTATTTAACGCAAGACGATGGCATGGTGGAGTTTAGACGCTTCTGCAAAGAAGTAGGACTGCCTCGCCCTATCATGGTTAACTCAGGATACGGTATACATGCGTATTGGTTATTAGAAGAAACTATTGATCGGAGAGAATGGGAGCCTCTATCAAACCGACTACGTGATCTTTGTGTACAACATAATTTGATTGTGGATGCTTCAGTATTCGAAGCATCTCGTGTACTGCGTGTCCCCGGCACTAAGAATTTTAAATACGATACTGAAGCCGACGTTGATGTTATTAATGACAGCTCGTCACGCATAACGTATCAGCAAATGAAAGACTTGCTGGGTGCACCAGACCCAGTAGCAGAACAACCTGATTTCTTACCCAAGACTTTAAGTCCCATGATGGAAGCTATGCTTTCCAATAAGGTTAAGCGTTTCAAAACCATCATGATTAAGTCGGCGAAGGAAGAAGGATGCCAACAACTATTACATTGCTACGAGAACCAAGAAAGTATTTCGTATGATATGTGGCGGTCTTCCCTTTCCATTACAGCATTCTGTGTTGATGGGGATATGGCATCGCATCGTATGTCTGAGAAGTATCCGGATTACGACCGCGCTGAAGTAGATAAAAAGATAGATGACTTACGCCGTACGGGTGGTCCACACCATTGCACTACGTTTGAAAAGTGGAACCCCGGTGGTTGTGATGGCTGCATCCACAAAGGCAAGATAACTTCCCCTATCGTTATAGGTATTGAAGTATTGGAAGCCGACGACGGTGATAACGAAGTTGTGGTTGAAGAAGATGGACAAGACCAAACATATCAGATACCTGCTTACCCCCCGCCATTCTTTAGGGGTAAAAACGGTGGTGTGTATCGTAAGCCTATGGAAAATGAAGACGACCCATTACTTGTGTACGAGCATGACTTGTACATAGTTAAACGTATGACCGACCCTAATGCAGGGGAGACGTTGCTGTTTAGGTTGCACCTACCACGTGACGGAGTACGTGAGTTTTCTATTCCGTTAGCGCAAGCAGTTGTTAAAGAAAAACTAAGGGATGCGTTAGCTCCGCAAGGGGTTGCGCCGTCGGGTAAACAAGTGGATGCGTTGTTGTGGTACACGATGACGTTTGTAAAAAATCTACAGTATGCAAATAAGGCCGAGATTATGAGAACACAATTTGGATGGGTTGACGGGGATAGTAAGTTTATCCTCGGTGACAGAGAGATAACTAAGGATGGCATATTCTATAGCCCACCTTCTACAGCAACGAAAGAAGATTCCGCATTGATATACCCTAAGGGTGACTTCGATAAGTGGAAAGAAGTATTCAATATGTACGCACTGCCGGGGATGGAACCCCATGCGTTTGCTGCACTGACAGCGTTTGGTTCCCCACTGTTAAAGTTTACTGGCTTGAGTGGCGCAATTATTAATGTGATCTACCCACGCTCCGGTTCAGGTAAGTCAACCGCACTCTATATGTGTAACAGCGTATACGGAGAGCCGCAGAAGCTGGCTTCAATTTGGAAAGATACATTCAATGCAAAGATGCACCGACTCGGTGTAATGAACAACCTACCTAATACGATTGATGAGATAACGAACACCACGCCGATGGAGTTCTCTGACCTGTCGTACAGCATCTCTCAGGGTAGAGGTAAAAACCGTGTGAAGTCGCAGTCAAATGAGATGCGTGTCAACAATACTTCATGGCAGGGCATCACCCTAGCATCTGCAAATGCTAGTTTCTATGAAAAACTTGGCGCTGCTAAGAACTCTCCTGATGGCGAATCAATGCGCTTATTAGAATATTCTATTGCTCCTAATGATGTGATAGACGTAGCCTTAGGTAAGCAAATGTTTGATCACCAACTACGTGAGAACTTTGGGCACGCAGGTGATATATACGCACAGTGGTTGGTAAATAATTTAGAGAGCGCAAAAGACTTGATCGCTAAAGTCCAAGCTCGTATTGATAAGAAGGTACAGTTTACTAGCCGTGAACGTTTCTGGTCGGCTGTAGCTGCATGTAACATTGCCGGTGGTTTGATTGCTAAGAGCATAGGCTTGCATGACTACGACATGGCTGCTGTATATGATTGGTTGGTTGGTATGCTTGCTGAGATGCGTGAAGATATTAAACCACCACAATCAAACCCAACTTTAATTCTTGGTGAGTTTATTAATAGCCACATGAACAACGCACTTGTAGTTAATGGTGAGATTGATGCACGTAGTAATTTAGAAGCTATGCCGTTGCTTGAACCACGTGCCGAGTTGCTAGTACGTTACGAGCCAGATACTAAGCACTTGTATATTGCAGCTAAGCAGTTCAAAGACTTCTGTGTTGAACAACAGATTAACTACAAGAGCGTACTTAAAGAATTGGAAACAACGAATGTGTTTGTTGAAGCAATGAACAAGCGTATGGCGAAAGGCATGAAAGTGGTTTCACCTGCTGTGCGTGTGTTGAAGTTTGATGCTTCGACTTCAGAGTTCATTCAGATGGACGCAATGTTGCCAAATGAAAATAGAGACAGTTCATTACCAAATTAATTGGGCTAAGTTTCGCCGAGGGTATTCTTTTTTCATACCCTGCATTAATGTTAAAGAAGCAAGAGAAGAACTACGCCGTGTTACAAAGAGATTAGATATTTCAATTGTTACGAAAGTAGTGATTGAAGACGGTGTGAAAGGGCTTCGTATTTGGCGCACTTAATGTATACTGGTTTTTTCTCGGGGGACACTCCCTTTCCCCTTAGCCCCCGCCTCCATGGGGGCTTTTTTTATTCCCGTTCTCTTTTACGTTCTTCAATTTCTTTAGTTGCATTTATTATGGCTTCTTTTTGTTGCGGCGTAGCTTTCTTTGGGTCAATACGTATTCCACCCCAATTCTCAGCAACACCACGTTCTTTCAACCGTTTCTCAATAGAGTCTTTTATATTTTTAGGTTTGATTGCATACTCAGGATGCTTCCTGTTAAATTTCTCTACTTCATCTAGACGTTTAAGGTATTTCTCACGTGCTGCATCTGTGTCAAAATTATCTAGCTCAATATACTCACGCCCTACGTTATTAAGAAGTTTAGAACGTTCGTTATTAAGACGTTGATCCATAGCTTGCATCTTAAATGCTAGCTTCTGATGGTTTGAGAGTATGTCGGAGTTAAAGCCAACAAATCTACCTATTAACTCTCCAGTAGTGAAGCCACCCTTAGCAATGATCTCTGCACCTTTACTATCCATCGCACCTTCTGTACGTAGTCGGTTAGCAATCACAATGTTGCGTAAAAGCGCAGGTGAAATTTTCTCTACACCTTTTTGGTACTGACCATTCATAAAGGCTTCTATACCATCTGCCCATGCAAGTACCAGATTTGCTGAAGGACCGGCTTTCTCAACAGCTAATGCTATTGCACTCTCTCTAAGAGTCTTGGTTTCTTTTACGTCACGCAGCCATAAATCATTTAAGCTTGTACGACTTGCAATATCAAGACCCGTCAGCGCATTGACAGCGCCACGATCAACAACTTTAGTTACAAGATCACCTAGCTGCACACCACCAATTTTAAGATACCCTAAGTTTTCAGGGAGCCAAACAGTGCGCCACCATGTCTCATAGTCCATATCCTTTAAATCTTCTGGCTTATCTTCATCTTTCCAGAATGAACCTAAGAAACCCATGACTGTACTAAACATTGGTAGACCCGGTGTACCGGCTAGCAAGAATGTTGTGCCGAGCGTACCGTAAAACATCTTAGCGGCTTCCCACTTACCTTCTTCGTTTAATAGTGGTAATGAACGTTTAAAGTTACGTAGTAAGAACAACGTTACATGTAAGGGGTACATGGTAAATTGCAGCAATATCCTACCAATACCCTTCTGCATAAAGATAGGACGATTGTATTGACCGTAGTTACCTAATGCTTCGTTAGTATCTATAACCGCTGCATCAACTGCTTGCTCGTGGGGCTTACCTGCTTTCCGGTTAAGTCTGTATGAAGCCATGAACATCATCTCTCTAGATAGACGTTCGGTGGTGTGCATCAAACCGCCGGTAAGCATTGCTGCGCCACGTTTAGTCTTACCCCATGCTGAATCAAACTCCATGGTCGGCACACTACTGTAACCAAACAACGCACTCGCATAAGTAGATTGTGATACATCGCGCCCTAGCATCTCACGCACAGCACGCTTTTCATCTGCGCTAAAGCCCGACGCATTTACAATACTTGGTGGGACAACGGATACAGAACCATCAGGATTTTTACGGAATACACCGTACTGATCCCAAACTTTTAACATCCTTGTTAGTTCTACTGTTGCTTTGGTATACCCATATCTAGCACCTAATACGTTTGTACCTGTTTGAAATACACCAACAGGCTGCATCAAAGCAGACGCCATACCAGATAGATAATGGATAAACGACGCACGGTTAAAGAATGTGCCGATTGCATTTAATTTACCGCTAGCCTCAGGGTTCATCATTTGATTAATGCGTGCTTGCATTTCATCAACAAAAGGTTCTAGCTCTTCTCTACCTACTATGGAATCCCTAGCCGCAGATATAGAATTACGCATTAGTGGTGAATACTTTAACTTAGCAAGCTGCGTAGACATCTTGACACCAGTAGTAGATATATTACGTAGTAAGTCCGTTGAGAAACCTGTTATGTTTTTACGGGTGATAAACTGCCTACGGAAGCTCTGCTCCGGCATTGTGTTTAAATACAACTGATACACAGCATCTTTTAATTCTTCTCTAGCTTCAGGTGATGTGAAGTCTTGTGAATCTATGACATCAAACATACCTTTTAGCAGACCACTTGAGTCATACGATGCACGGCGCAACGAACCTATATCATTACCAAGTACAAATGTCTGATCTTCTTTAAGTTGCTGTAATGGTGTGCGACGTTCTTTAGCAAATCCTTCGGCTGCTGAGTTACGCTGAGCTAGTGTTTCAAACGTATAGAACTGACGATGTTTACCAGAACCGATAGCTAGCCAGTAGTCGCCACGACGCACCAACGGGAAGTAGGGTTTAATTTTACTGCCCGTTTCATAGATGGTTCTAACCATAGCCATCAAACGATCTCTTGCTTCTGGTGATACGTTAGAATTAATAATCTGTTCGTCCAACAGATGTGAGAAGTAGTCTGATAGATTTTCGTAGTGTTCTTTAACTAGCTTGTATATCTGCTGACCTTTGAACCCTAAATCCGCATACATTTTATCCAACTCTGTACTACGTTCTTTTGCATTAGGGTCGGATGGGTCAATTTCATCAAGAGTAGCTGTGTACACAACATCTTCCAACTTGTTTTGTAAAGTGGAGTCTTTTTTGTATGCCTTGTGAATTGTCTGAGCAAGGATAGCAGCCGAGTTTAACAACTGCTGTGTCAAACCACCCATCTTTTCCATAAGAACATTAATATTCTTAAGTTGAGGTATTTGCTCCCCAGCCCATGAAGTCAAAAACTCTGTAGTTGGCAACGTAACTAATATCTTACGCTCTTGGTAAGTAGCAGTTTTCCATATCTGCTGCATAGAAGGTATGATCTTATCAGGGTCACGTAACCCTTGTAATGAACTCACATCCCGAGCAAGCTCCTCGGCTTGTCTACTTAACCGAATCTTCTCAAGATTAATCTTTGTTTCTTTATCAATCTCTTTTTGAGTCCTTACTGCTTCTTCTCCGTCTTCTTCACCTTCTTTAGTTTGCGCTAATACTTGTGGGGCAAGTGGTTCCAACTTACCTACTTCACGTGCGGTTAAAAGTGAGTCAGTTGCGTTGATTAAATCAGCTAACGCATTAGCATCGTTTACATCCATACCAAAGAAGTTACGGATTGAATCAACAAAACGATTGAAGTAACCGACTGGGCTTGGCTGCCCATACGCAGTTTTCAGGAATTCCTGCATTGCAGGGTCCGTCATGCCATAAGCTAAGAACTCACGTGGGTCATCAAAGATTTCACCAAATCTAGCTAGGTTGGATATATGTGGGGGTAATTTATTTTGGTCAGCAAGTTCATTAAACCGGTCGCCTGCATTATTCATTACTTCTACAAGCTCATTAAACGCACCGATTAAAGCTTTGTCGCTGTACTGCCCGTTGTCTATAGCTTGCTTAGCAAGCATGATCTTTCTGTTTGTTGCGGCGTGCAATAGCTCATGCAACATCGTAATGTTGTTAACACCTTGATCAGCACCAAAGGATGCGCCACGAACGTAGATTACTTTCTTCTTATCAAAATCACCTTCAACAAATACAGCACGTGCACGATTCCATTCACGTTCATAACGTGGGTTCTTCAGGAAGATGTCAGGTGTTGGTTGATTAGCTTCGACTACAACTATCTTTACATTGCCGACTGAACTACGAATGCGCCGAGCCAATATCTTCTGGAACTCATTACCTGTTTTAATGATCTGGGTTATTGCTTGTGCACCGTTAGTTACTTTGCCTAACTTCTCGTCGGCTATGGTGTCGGCTGCCGCAGCTTCAATAGTTTTAGACATCGAAGACATGCCGATAGTCCCAGTCTTCTTGCGGAGTGCGTGTCCTTGCTCTGCATCTACC